AAGCTTGAATAATAGAGGTATTTTCTTCAACAGAAATAATCATTCCTGACCCTTTATAAAGAATACGATGACCAATGAAGTCGCTAGTTATCGGGTCATATATTGGCTTGTTTGTAATCGAATAAACTAGATGAGAAGTATCTATTCGGATACAATTTAATTTACCACGGTTTATTACTACTTTAAAATTATCGATAACTTCAATTACCTTAGCTAGATACGTTCCTTTAGGTATAAGTTTGAACTCTTTGTTTGTCGCCATTGTTTTAACTCTTAGTAATGCTTTTACTCTTGGATTTCATCGAGAATAATGTTAAATATTTTTAACTTTATTTTTTGGATTTGTTTGCACAATAGCCATTTTTTTCATTCCACTCATCAACAGTCTCTGTGTAAAAACAAAACTCATAAATTTAGTAAGACTATAAACTCGCCAACCCAATCTAATGAATTTAAAGCACACCATCCTTTTACATACAAGCCTTCACTGTATTCACTGTATTCATCGACTGAACCACTGTCACCAACTTTTAATAGCATTTCTATTTCAGGCGAATCGGTTAAATCAGTTACTCCCTGAATAGTTTGATGGTATTGATCGTAATTAAGTTTGTGGAATATCCATTTTAAATCTGGGTATTTTTCTTTACAAAACTTAAATAGTTTTTCCGCTACTAACTGCGTGTCCATGTGTTGCTCCTATTTACTCTTGAATCTCATCGAGAATGAAAGTGAAAATGTCTAGCATTACTTTTCGAGTTTCTCTGTATTTGTTATCAAAATAATCAGATTTTGACTTTCTAATATAATCAAATGCTATTTGATTCTCATAAGAATAGTTATTGTCTCTATCGTCAGGGTTTATCCATAATTCAAACGCGCCTACATGATACGCTTCGCATGAAATACGCTTAAGCGGATTATCCAGAAAAACCTCTATTATTAATTCATTAGGAAAAAGTGAACACTGAATTATATTATTTTCAGAGTCAAGATTCCATCTTAAATTTGGATAACTTCTGTGACAGAATTCTAATATTTTCCCTGTTACTTGTTTTATGTCCATTTGTTACTTTTGTCTATTCTTGGATTTCGTCTTCAATAAAATTAAAGATTTCTCTCACTATTTTTCTGGCTTGTTTTACTACACTCCAGCTATCATCATTCCACTCGTCATGGGTTGCAATCATAAACTCTAACTCGCTATCCTTATTATGGTTTAGACTTACTTGAAAACTACCTGACCAGGGAAGTAAAGATTTTTCTTCTGATTGAGATATTAGAAGCAACCCTAGTATATAATCGTAAGTAGCTTCTTTTTTGTAAGAATAACGCTCTTGTTTTTCCTCTGAGCGAATTTCTAGTTCTAGTTTAAACAAAGAGCAAGAACCAAAAATAAAGTGAATATCCTTACAACCATCAATATCATTATAAGAGTAATTCCATACCCATTTTAAATCTGGGTATCTTCCCTCACAAAAATTAAATAACTTTTCCGCTATTTGCCATGTGTTCATTTGTTACTCCTGTTGGGTGAAATTATTAGGAAATACCTACTGTTTCTTCTACTACAATGCCACGATGCCCGTTGCGGCTTAAAGCGTCCAAGTAAGCCATTAGCCGGCTTTCGTGCATAGAAGCTTTAATCTTGCAAGGCTTATTTCTTCTATCTATTGACCTGATCGTGTATCTCATTGTCTCCAATCCTTTAAGTGTTTTCTACAATTTTCTAAATGCGCTTTAAATCTTTTGGCAGACTCTTGCTCATCTGTCCCTCTGATAAGTCCTTTGTTCTTATCAATGTCATCCTGACTTGATAATTTAGCCCATGCTTTTTTAGTTTCTTTTGCCATGATTACACCTTTACTTTTTCAAATCCACGCTGTTCTAAAATTTTATTATACTCTTTGATTTTCGAGTATAAAACGTTACGTTTTTTGCGTACATTTTCCCCAGTTTCCTGCTTGGAAATTCGATATTGTTCTGCGTAAAAATCAGCGTAATAACTAATTTTAGCAGTGTCCATATTTGCAATAAGCCTCATGATTTTCTCCTTGATTCATTACTTAAATCTTACATTATTTTACTAGAATTGTCAAGAAATTTCTGTGAAATCTTCTTTTCTAAAACAGTAAAAATGTTCTCCTTTTGTGAGGTGATCGAGTGACTCAAAGTGATAGTAGATTCCCATAGCAGTCTTAACAATCCCCAGTGGTTTGCACCGGGGGAAAATACGTCCATAGGAATTGACACGATAAACCTTTTCAGGGTATCGAGAGGGAAGGTATTGTCCGATCATTAGGTATTTATATCCTGTAGATAACAGTTAGAGAATGGAATTGAAAAAGTGATCGCAGACCCATTTAAGGTAGTTTCTACCCTCAAAAGCCATTGATTGTCAAAAGTGTCAAAAGTTGCTTCTATAACTTTTCCGACCGCTCTTGGTGGGATAGTTCGCTCTCCTATCTCTACAGATGCAGCCGTTCGTATTAATACGGTTTCTTTTTCGAGATCAGGGAGGCTATCGATATGGACACCATCAGCCGATAACTCATCGACTGGCTCTGATTCAACTTCTACTATCTCAGTGTCAGAAACTGGTTCGGGTTTTGGTGTGGGAGTGGGAGCCTGGACAATTTCTTCTTTTATCTCTGATTGGTATTCTAGGGATTCATCCTCTATCTCAAAAGCTTCTAATTCTTTTGGCTCTTGATAGTGCAGTATCATACCCCTTGATTTGACCTCTAGTCGTCCATAGCCAGCTTGCTCTAGCTGAGTAAGTAGGGTACGGGCGATAGATGTATTTACTTTTTCCCCATTAATTTTACGCCCGCCGAATTTTTGGGCAACGTCCCGAGGCTTGATTTGACCTGCGCTTTTGACAATCTCCCATATCTCAGATAAAATTCCCTGTACTGGATTCTCGTCGTGAGACGTAACTCCTTGAATTGTCAAGAATTGACTGATATAGAAGTCGGTCATCTTAGCAGCTTTAATGGCTGTTTGTACAGGAATACTGTAAAGATTAGTATTATCTGGATCAAATATCCAATTCAGAAGATGGATGCTTAATGTAAGCCTTAAAAAAGTCTTCATTTGCTTTCCTAGATAGGAAGCAAATGATGGATTAATCGCTCGATACTTCTTAATAAGTATCTCGTAATGATACTTGATACCAAAGGCATAACTTTCTCCGATTTCGCTAAACCAGCAATTATAAGGATCGATAATCCCATTTTCATCAGCTTCTAGGCTAATTCCACTGATTTGATTGACCAGTGTTTCGATACACTCATCGATAGAATTAGGGTCTTCTGGCGGCTTACCAGGACGAGGATCAAGGGGTTCGTGTAGCAAGAAAAGATACCGAGAAACTGCCCCATCGACATCATTAGATAAATCAAGATATTTCCTGAGTTTCTCGACTTGTATCCCACCTAATTTATTAAGTGTTTGCCCATCTAAATAGTATCGATTGTCTTTGTTTACGCGGTCAAAAGTATTTCGGATAGGGCCATTCCAGTTGCTTAAGTCTCGTTGCCGGTCGTTACCTTTACCACCTGATCGGTACTGATTTAATCCTTCAAAAAATCCCGATAATTCGTCATATACGACTACCCCACCTTGCCAAGAAGGTTGCGAGGACATCGTTTTTAAGATGCCATCAAGAGTGCCTTCATCGTAAAACCACCGACGCGCCTGACAGTGTTCTTTCTCATAAAGACGAGGGTTGATTTCAGCGTTTGTTTTGTTTGCCTTGCGATCTGACGCTGACATCTCTTGCCACGCAGCTTTTAGATCGTCTAGTGTGGATTGTTCCTTAGTAACTCTTTTCTGCTCGGCTAAATCTTTTCTTTTCAAAACCCGACAAACTTCGTTTTGAGTGAGAGTTTTTCCAGTAGAAACCCCGCCCAAGTCCGCACAATAGAATATCGGGTATTCCTTCCAGCATTCCCTTTCTCTTACAGTAGTTCGGAGGTTAATTGCAAACCGACTTCCTAAAATAGCTCCTAGTATTGGCCATAAAGAATGCAGTAATCTGATTGGGGGTTGATTTAATGTCTTGGCACGGCTTATAATCGCTTCGGCTAAAGGTTTCGGAAGTATCTCAAAAAGATCAATCTCTTTCTGCTGATAATGCTTACCTTTCAGGAACCCTTCTAATCCTGATTTGATAGCGTCCCCTTCTGCTATTTCTGTTTTACGGATTTCAATTAAATGTCGTATGTCCGATGGTTTCTTACCAGTGGCTTTTGCCCACAGATCAACTTTTTCTTGCCACTGAGTTCGGGTGATTTCTTCCTGACCAATACAGCCGTCAATAGCTGTTATTAGGTCTTGAAAAGTCATCGTTTCTGTTACTGTGACTTCTTTTTCTTTGCTCTCTTTTATTTCTTTTGGTTTATCAACTATCGAAGTTAACAATGTATCGAGAGTTACCTCCTTTTCTTCAATCCAATTAAGAATATCTACCCCTTGAGAATCTGGTAAATGATTCCACAAAGGAGAATCTGGATAGGCATAAAGCCATTTTGCATCGGGGAAATCTTGATAAATTTTCTGGCAGTGAGCCACTCCCCCTTTGTCACGATCAGGGCATAAAATCAGATTTGCTCCCTTTAAAGCTTCTGTGTGAAGCGGCTGCCATTTCTTTGATCCGCCTATATTGCAAGTGGCAACCAGCCCAAACGACTCAAGCCTTTCTACCTTAGTCTCGCCTTCTACTACAAATATCTGGGTCCCTTCTTTAATAGCCTTTTCTAG